GTGGCTAGCGCCCGACGCCCTCCGGGCACGGGCTCGGTACACAAGCGAGAGTCAGACGGCAGATGGGTCGCCACAATCGAGGCGGGGTACACAGCCAGGGGCACCCGTCGACGCATCACCGTCACCGGGAAGACGAAGTCCGAGGTGCAAGGCAAGCTGCGGGAGAAGCAGCGTCAGATCGCCGCAGAGGGGCTACCCGTCGAGGGCGCGTCCGCCAGGGTCACCATCGCCACCTGGGCCAAGACCTGGACGGAGCGGCGACAGCACGAGGTGCGATCGAGCACGATGAGCAACGACGTCTCCCAGGTGCGTCGCTGGGTCGTCCCGACCATCGGCCACGTCCGGCTTGAGCAGTTGACGCCGGCGCACATGCGCGCGGTCACGGCCGCGATCCTGTCTGCGGGCCGCGCACAGTCGAGCGCCCTCCGCGCTCAGGTCGTGCTCAAGAAGATGCTCCGTGACGCGATCGTGGAGGGCTACCGTGTGCCGCAGCGCATCCTGCAGATGCCGAACCCCGAGAAGAACGTCACCGACCGCGACGCCGTGCCACTGATCGACGCGCACGCGATCATTCGCGCCGCGGGCAACCTCGGCCCCGAGGGCTCCCGCTGGGTCGCGGCCTTCCTGCAGGGGATGCGGCAGGGTGAGTGCCTAGGGCTGACCTGGGACTGCGTGGACTTCGAGCGGAAGACGATCGACGTGGCGTGGCAGCTCGACGCGGTCCCCTACCGCATCCCCCGCGACCGATCGTCGGGGTTCCGGATCAAGCCGGGCACCCCACACCGCCACCTGATGGGGCGCTGGCACCTCGTCCCGCCGAAGTCGAAGTCCGGCACGCGCGTGATCCCGATGGTTCCGTGGATGGAAGCCGCACTCCGTGCGTGGCGCGAGGCCGCGCCCGCTTCACCTCATCGCCTCGTGTGGCCTGCGCCCGACGGTTCACCGCGCGACGACAAGGACGACTCCCTCGCCTGGTACGCCTTGCAGGACGTCGCGCAAGTCGCGCGGGTCGACGAGGCTCCGCACACTTCCGGACTCAGGCTCGACGAGCGCGGGGGCCCACTCGTCGGTCGCCGCTACGCCCTCCACGAGGCCCGCCACTCGACCGCAACCCTGCTGATGGAGGCCGGGGTGTCGAACACGGTAATCACCGCGATCATGGGACACAGCTCCATCGTGTCCTCGCAGGCGTACCTGCACGCATCACGGGAGATGACCCACCAGGCGCTCGACGGCGTAGCAGGCCGGCTTGGGCTGAACGCCTAGCCAGCAGGGGCGACGATGAGGGCCTCGGTCGCGAGGTCCGACTCAGCGACAAGCTCCGACTCCCAGTCGAGCACGGTGGCCTTGTAGAAGCCACCCCCTGCGGGGACGTCGACGCGGAACTTCCACGCACAGTCAGAGGTCAGCATGGTGCCAGGTTCGAGGTTGCCCACGCCGACGACCTTGCCAGTCGAGTCGGAGATGGACACCTGGACGCCCTCCTCGATGTCGCTGTAGGAGGAGTGCGCGGTGCACTGCCCGGCGGCGGGCATGTCCGGGATGAACCGCTTCGAACCCAGCCCCACGGCGCCATAGGCCTCGATCGTGGCAGGAGTCTCGACCTCCTTCTCCGCGGTGGGGCTGAGAGACGGCGCCAACGGGGTGGGCCCCTCCGGGCCCTGGCAGCCAGCAACGGCGAGGCCGATGCACAGCGCAGCGAACGGGACAGCGAGACGCTTCATGGAGTCGATCCTTCCGCTGGGCACTGACAGCCCAACAGCCGTGGGCTCAGACAGCCCGGAGGTGGCGCCGCGGGGCGCGCATGTAGTCGAGGCGCCAGAGCTCGATGTGCAGCGGGGTGACGTTGAGCTCCTTCGCGAGGCTGCCGACGTGCTCGCCGTAGGTGGCCTCGGCTCGCGCGTACTCCTCGGGTGAGATCAGCAGGCGCGCGGCGTAGGTCTGTGCCTGGCGCTCCTGCCACTCGAGCCTGCACCGGTCACCGGCGCGCTCGTGCCCGTGGGCGTAGTGCCCGATCTCGTGGGCAAGCGTGATGCGCATCGCCTTGACCGGCCGGTGATCGTTGATGAACACGAGGCCGCTCGAGTGGACCTCTCCGTGCCGTCGGCCAAGGTTGACGTACTTGATGCGCAGGCCGAGCTCGTGCGCCACCTTCTCCAGGTCTTCCACGCGGATCCTCCTAGGGCTCCTCTTCATGCGCTTCGAGGTGCTCCAGCAGGTCATCGTCCTCATGCGCTGCGATGAACGTAGCGGGATCTGGTACGTCTGTCTCGCGAGACGCGCGCCGGTGCGCGAGTTCATCCGCGCCAACAGCGACCGTGGCCGACATCTTCGGGGCGTCGTTCATGGGGGCGGGGTGCTCAGCATTTCCCACCACCTCCGTTACTTGTCGCGCGCTCTCGAGCGCTCGGTTGAGCTCTGCGAACTGGCGGATGGCGCCGAGGACGACGCTCCGCTGTTCGGGCGACAGGGAGTCCGCGTCGGGTGGGAGTTGCTCAGCGAGCGGGGCGAGAGGGAGCGGGACGCCGGCAACCTCATGGACGCGCTCGAGAGGCACGCCTGAGAGTGTCGCCAGCGCCTCGAGCGTCTTGCCCGCGGGGCGTGAGAAGTACTTCCCGGAGAGGATCCTGTCGACCGTCGTGTACGACAGCGTGAGGCCGGCGGCCTCGGCGATGCGGCCGAGCTCCCTGCCTCGTGCTCCGCCGTTGCGGTCGGAGGCCAGTTGAGCCACTTCCCGCAGCGTCTGCGGTTCGTCGTTGGTCATGGGGTGATCCTCTCGGGTGTGTTCTCACTGATACGAACGCGATTCGAGCAAATCCGCACAAGTAACACCCCAACAGTACGGGCTGACCTGCGGTGATGCATGCACCACTTGACAAGTGGTTGGTGCGTGAGCCACGCTTCACTTGTCAACGACGAAGAACGGAGGCAGGATGTACGCACGAGGACGACCAAAGTCCCGATACCACAGGGAGGTGCTCATGCGGATCAAGGATCGAGAGACCATCCGCGAAGCCCGGCTCGCAGCCGGGTACACCCAGTACGACCTCGCCGCGCTCTGCCGGTGCACCCAGGCCACGATCTCCGCCCTCGAGACTGGCGCCATGACGGGCTGCTCGGAGTCGCTCGCGAAGGACCTCGCGAAGTGGCTCAAGCGAACCGAACGCGAGCTCTTCATCCGCACCGAGGGATCTCGCATGCCCCGAGTGACAAACGCATCAGGGTCCAAGCGTCAGGCGGTGGCGGCATGACCACCGCCCTCACCCCGTTCGACTTCGACGGCCAGGCCGTCCGAGTCGTCACCATCGACGGCGAGCCGTGGTTCGTGCTCACCGACCTCTGCGCAGTGCTCGGGCTGGCGAACGTCGGGAACGTTGCCGCCCGGCTCGACGAGGCTGGTGTCCGCTCGGCGGACATCAGGTCCGGCGGCCAAATGCGCGGCGTCACCGTCGTCTCAGAGGCCGGCATGTACGAGGTCGTGATCCGGTCCGACAAGCCGGACGCTGTCCGCTTCCGCCGCTGGATCACCTCCGAGGTGCTGCCCGCGATCCGCAAGACGGGCACCTACGGGCCCCCTTCCCTCGACCTCTCGACGCCGGCCGGTGTCGTGGCGATGGCGGAGCAGTTCCTCAGCACGGCCCGCCAGCTGGAGGCCGCTCACGCACGGATCGAGCAGGATCGGCCGCTCGTCCAGCAGGCCACGACCTTCGCCGCTGGCACAGGGGACGTCACGAAGCAGACGTTCGCACGCGACGTGATCCTGTGGGCGCAGAACGAGCACGGCGTCCGGGTGCTGCACGCCGAGGTCGTGGACTTCCTGTCCCGCAAGCTCGGGCTGTTCGTCCGCGGGAACCGGTCCGACAAGGGGCAGGCGACCACGGACGCCGAGCGTCGAGGGCTTGCTCGCACGCGCCGCGGCACCTCGGACTCCGGGCACAACTACGGCACCGGACTCCTCACACCCACGGGCCAGCAGTACGCATGGGAGCGGATCATCCGGCACATCGACGAGCACGGGGCCCTCGCGACGTCGCACCTGATGGCGGTGGGCTCGTGAGCACGATCACCGAGCAGAAGGCGTTCTCGATCGCTGACGTCGCGACGATCACACCGTTCTCGCAGAAGCAGATCCGCGCGGCGATCCGCGCTACGGACCCGACGGCCTGGCCGCCGCCGCTCAAGGCGAAGGTCACCAGCCGCAACGCCGACGGCTCGCCGCGGCAGTACATCGTCCGCGAGAAGGACCTCGACGACTGGCTCGAGAGCCTCGACGACGCCTGACTCCGCACAGCAAGAAGCCCCACCTCAACGTCCAAGCCAGGGCGGGGCAACTCACAACACACCCCTAGGAGAACGCAGATGTTCGGATTTCTCAAGCGGCGGCGTCCGGCCCCGCTCCCTGTCCAGGCCCTCGCGGCGATCGTCGACCAGGACCCGGCGCCGGAGTACTCGGCGCTCGACCACGCGGACGGCCTGCCTCGCCGGGTGTCGGAGCTGCACTTCGGTGCGGGCGCGACGGCGGCGACCGAGGACGAGGCGATCGTGATGGCGCTCGGCGCGCTCGAGCAGCACGGCCCACGTGAGGCTGCCGCGGTGCTCGAGGGCTTCGTCTCGGTGCGCGAGTGCGTGGCGGACGTGACTGCCGTGCCGGACACGGGGCTGCTCGGGTCGCTGCTGGCGGACGCCGACGCCCGGCAGAAGGGCATCACGTCTTCGCTGGCGACCGAGGTCATGGTCACGCCCGACGGCGGGCTCGTGCACGGCAACCTGACTGGCGGTGCGGCATGAGGATCATCAGCCTGACCGCCGAGAACGTGAAGCGCCTGCGCGCGGTCGACATCACCCCGGACGGGCACGTCCAGGTCATCACCGGGAAGAACGGCGCCGGGAAGACCTCGGTCCTCGACGCGATCTGGCTTGCCCTCGGAGGAGGCCCTGCGGCGAAGGGCACTGTCCGCCCGATCCGCGACGGTGAGACGAAGGCCAGCGTCCGCCTCGATCTCGGAGACCTTGTCGTGACGCGGACGTGGACCGAGTCCGGGACGACGCTCAAGGTTGAGTCCGCAGACGGCGCGAAGTTCTCCTCGCCCCAGAAGATGCTCGACGACCTCGTCGGGCGCCTGTCGTTCGACCCGCTCGCGTTCACCCAACTGCCGGCTAAGGCTCAGCGCGACGCGCTCCTGTCCCTCGTCGAGCTGCCGTTCGACCCCGCCGACCTCGACCGGCGCCGCGCGCGCCTGTTCGACGAGCGCACCGAGATCGGCCGCGCCGGGGTCTCGCTCAAGGGGCGCCTCGACGGTCTGCCCCCGGTGGACGCACCGGACGAGGAGGTCTCGTCCGCATCCGTCCTCGCCGAGCTCCGCGCCGCACAAGACGCGAACCGAGAGCGGGAGCAGATCATCGCCGCGGCGGAGAGTGCACAGTCCGCGTGGGAGCAGGAGCAGCTGCAGTTCGAAGAGGCCAGGGCGCGACTCGAGGCTGCCAGGACTCACATGCAGGCTGCGTGGATCGCGGTCAAGGACATCCCCGCCGAAGTCGATGCGGTAGAGATCGAGCAGCGTCTCGCCTCGGTCGACGAGGTCAACGCCGCGGTCCGCGCCAAGCGGGAGCGGCGCCAGGTCATGGACGAGCACTCCCGCGTCCGCAAGGAGTACGAGGCCAAGACCGACGCGATCGCCGCGCTCGACCAGGAGAAGGCCGACGGCCTCGCCGCTGCGACCTTCCCGATCGAGGGCCTCGGCTTCGACATGGACGGCGTGACCTACCAGGGCGTGCCGTTCTCCCAGGCGTCGGCCGCCGAGCAGATCCGCGTCAGCCTCGCCATGGCGATGGCGCTCAACCCCAAGCTGCGCGTCATCCGCATCCTCGACGGGTCGCTCCTCGACGCCGACAACCTCGCGCTCGTCGCGGAGATGGCGACCGCTCAGGACTACCAGGTCTGGATCGAGCGCGTCACCGACGGCTCCGGCGTCGGCATCGTCATCGAAGACGGCGAGGTCTCCCGATGAACGGGCCGCAGGTGGAAGCCGCGTGGGACGACTCGGCCGAGGCGAAGGGCCACCCGTCGTTCGGGCAGCTCGCGCTGGGGCTCGTCCCGGTCCCGAGGACTGCTGGCGGTGTCGTCACAAGCAGCGACCAGCAGCAGTGGGGCTACGACCCGGCCGGGCGGCGCACGCCTGCGGTGCAGGACCGTGTCCGCCCTCTGCTCGCGTCGCTCCCGCCCGGCGTCGCCGACCAGATCGAGCGCGCCGCAGCCGCACCAGAGGGCGACGTCCTGTACGCCGCGTGCTGGTGCGACGACGGCGCGCACGCCGAGGCCGACTCCACGGCCTGGCGCACCACCCGTGAGCGCGCCGAGCGCGACCAGCTCCAGGCCCTCGGGCCCGAGTCCCACCTCATCCGCCAGACCCAGATCACGGAGGTGATCGCATGACCGTCCACACCGTTCGTCCCGGCCAGATTTGGGCCGACAACGACAAGCGGTCCGCCGGGCGACGCGTGACCGTCCTGAGCGTCGGGCAGACGCACGCGCTCGTCGAGACGTCACTGCTCCGCCGGACCTCAATCCGCCTCGACCGCTTCCGCCCGACCTCGACCGGGTACCGACTCGTGAAGGACGTGACCGAATGAGCCACGACACGCACCTGTCTCTCGCCGCCGAGGCGCACGACGCGGAGACCGCGCGCCGCCAGCAGCCGATCGGCAGCAACGAGCGGATCATCCTCGCCGCGATCGACCTCGCCGGCTGGGAGTTCGGACCCGGCGAGGACCTCCGCCAGTGGTCCGTGGCCGACGAGACCCGCTTCCTCGCGGACTGGCAGGCCCTCCGCGACGCCGTCGCCTCGCTCACCGCCCCCTGGAGCACCTCATGAGCACGATCACCGAGCACATCACCGGCGTCCTGCTGGGCACCTTCGTCCAGGACTCCCCCGAGTGGCACGCCGCACGGCTCGAGGGCATCGGCGGGTCCGACGTCGTCGCGATCTTCGGCATGTCGCGCTGGCAGGGATCCACGCCCTACGGCGTCTGGGAGGACAAGACCGGGCGCGCCCGCCCCCTGCCGATGACGTGGCCGCTGTTCCGTGGGCACGCCGACGAACAGAAGCTGCGCGACTGGTTCACGCACGTCACCGGCATCCCCGTTGACACGACCGGGACGTGGATGCACCGCGAGCACTCGTGGATGCGGGTCAACCCTGACGGTCTCACCGGCGACGGCGGGGGCTTCGAGGCGAAGTCTCACTCGTGGCGCATGGGCGAGGAGTGGACCGACGAGCAGGTGTCGGACGCCGCCGAGCTGCAGGCGCAGTGGGGCATGGCTGTCACCGGTCTCCCCCACTGGTGGGTCGTGGCGCAGATCGGGCAGGACGAGCCCCTGATCCGTCGTGTCGAGCGTGACGACGACCTGATCGCCGTCCTGATCGACGTCACCGGGAAGTTCTGGCACGAGCACGTCCTGACCGACGTCGCACCGCCCGCCACCGGGCTCGACCTCGTCTCCCTCAAGGACAAGTGGCGCACCGACCTGACCGACGCCGCTGACGGCGACCCCGCCGAGTACGAGCCGCTGATCCGCGACCTCGAGCAGGCGAAGGCCGACGTCAAGGAGGCCGAGGCGCGCAAGGCCGACATCGAGGCCGCGCTGCGTCAGAAGGTCGGGCCCGCGCAGGTCGTCCAGCTGGCCGGACAGAAGCGCCTCTCCCTCGTGCGGAACGGGACGTTCGCGCCGAAGAAGTTCGCCGCGGACCACCCCGACCTCGCCGCCCAGTACATGGCGACGGCCCCCGTGCTGGACGTCGCCCGGCTCCGTCAGGAGCACCCCGAGAAGTACGACGCATACCGAGCCAGCGTGCTCCGCGTCCACACCCCGAAGGAGAAGTGATGGGCAACGACCTCGCCGCCCGCGCACAGCAGGCCGCGGCAGTCCAGACCAGCCCCCAGGCCGAGCAGGGCCCCAAGTCGATCGGGTCCCTGATCCAGCAGCTGCGTCCCGAGATGGAGCGCGCCCTGCCGAAGCACATGGACGCCGACCGCATGGCCCGGATCGCCTTGACCACGCTGCGGCAGAACCCGGGGCTCAACGCCAGCACCCCCGAGTCCTTCATGGGCTCGCTCCTGACGTGCTCCCAGCTCGGCCTCGAGCCCGGCGCAGGCGGCGAGGCATACCTCGTGCCGTACCGGCACAAGCGCGGCCCTCTCGCGGGCAAGACCGAGTGCCAGCTCATCATCGGCTACCAGGGGTACGCCAAGCTGTTCTGGCAGTCCCCCATGGCCCAGCACCTCGACGCCCAGGCCGTCTACGAGCGCGACGCCTTCGACTACGAGTACGGCCTCGAGCCCTTCCTCCGGCACAAGCCCGCGATCGGCGACCGCGGCCCGGTCATCGCGTACTACGCCGTGGCCGCGCTCACCACGGGCGGCAAGGCGTTCGTCGTCCTGTCGCCCGACGAGGTCAAGGCCCTGCGCGGCGGGAAGGCCGGCCCTTCCGGCAACATCGCCGACCCCATGCGGTGGATGGAGCGCAAGACCGTCCTGCGCCAGCTCGTGAAGCTCCTGCCGAAGTCGACGAACCTCGCGCGTGCCCTCGAGGCGGACGAGAAGGTCCGCACCGACCTCACCGAGGCCAGCATCGACGAGCCCATGCGGCAGATCCCCGCCGAGCCCGCGCGTCAGATCGAGCAGACCGAGCAGGGGCCGGTCGACACGGCCACCGGCGAGCTCGACCCCGGTGCCGCGGCCGCGGACGAGGCGTGGATGAACGGAGAGCCCACGTGACCGAGCCCCGCCGTCCGGCACAGATCAACCCGGACACCCTGCCTGTCCTGCTCCTGCTCTTGCTCGTCCTGAGCGCGAGCGCGTCCGCGTCGTTCACGCTGTCGTTCGCGGGCCTGTCCGCCGTCGCCCCGTGGTCCGCGACCCCGCCGCATCTGGCCTGGCTCATCCCGGTCGCGTTCGAGGTCGCGCTCCTCGGGTTCATCATCGCTGCGTTCGTGAAGCTGCACCGCGGCGCTGCAACGTGGCGCGTGTGGCTCCTCGTGTGGGCCTGGACGCTCGCCTCGTCCACGGTCAACGCGCTGCACGCCTGGGACGCAGGGCCGAAGGGCTGGCAGGGCACCGCGGGCGCGACCCTCGCTGCCGCGTGGCCGGTCATCACGGCCGTCACCGCGCACACTGTCGCGGGCCTCGCGTTCGCCAGTCCAAGCGTGGACACCGAGCGTCCGAGCATGCCCGTCTGGCCCATCGAGCCCGGCCGACTCCAGCGCCTCATCGCGCTCCGGCAGCCGCCGGCCGTGCTCACTGCTCCGGTCCCCCGGCCCCCGTCGGCCTACGTGAAGGAGCAGCGGGACACGATCGTCCGCCTCAAGAACGAGGGCATGAAGCCCGGGGACATCGCCGAGCACCTCGACGTCTCCCGCTCCGCGGTCTACGCCCAGCTCGCCGCCGCAGCCAAGGAGAACGCATGAGCCACAACCTGACCGCGACCGACCTGTTCTGCGGCGCCGGGGGGTCGTCCACGGGCATGGTCCAGATCCCTGGTGTCGAGGTGCGTCTCGCGGCGAACCACTGGGACATCGCGATCGAGACGCACAACGCGAACCACCCGGATACCGATCACCTGCAGGCCGACATCTCGAACACCGACCCGCGGTACATCGCGACGACGGACCTGTTGTGGGCGTCACCGGAGTGCACGAACCACTCCCGTGCGAAGGGCCGCAAGCTCGCGGGCCAGCAGCCCGACCTGTTCGGCGACGTCCTGCCCGAGGCTGCGGCCGAGCGCAGCAGGGCGACGATGTGGGACGTCGTGCGGTTCGCCGAGGCCCACCACTACAAGGCGGTCCTGGTCGAGAACGTCGTCGAGGTCGTCGACTGGTCCTCCCCCTGGGGCGTGCGCGGCGGGCTGTTCCAGTCCTGGCTCGGCGCGATGCACGCCCTCGGGTACCGGCACCGCATCATCTCGATGAACAGCATGCACGCCCAGGCTTACGGGCTCCCGGCCCCGCAGTCGCGTGACCGCGTCTACATCGCGTTCTGGCGCACCGGCGACCGCACCCCAGACTTCGAGCACATGCTGCGCCCCAAGGCGTACTGCGCGCGCTGCGACCAGGTCGTCGACGCGATGCAGTGGTGGAAGAAGGGCGACGGGCAGGCCCGCCCCGGCCGGTACCGGTCGCAGTACCTGTACCGGTGCCCGAACGTGGCGTGCAGGAACGACGTCGTCGAGCCCGCGTGGCTCCCGGCGTCCTCGATCATCGACTGGTCGAACCCCGGCACCCGGATCGGCGACCGCGCCAAGCCGCTCGCCGAGAAGACGATGCGACGCATCCAGGTCGGCATCGAACGTTACTGGTCCCCGATCCACGTCGAGCACGGCGGCAACCAGTACGACGCCGCCGACCCCAAGCACGTCGGGTTCGGCGACCCGAGCTCGTACTACCGGGCCTGGCCCGCGTCCGAGCCACTACGCACGATGCACACCCGCGAGTCCAAGGCGATCGCGTACATGCCCGTCATGGTCCCGGTCGAGGGCCGCGACGGGAAGCAGCCCATGACCGTGGGCGACGCGCTGCGTACCCAGACGACGCGCAACGAGTCCGGGCTCGCGTTCCCGCCGTTCCTCGCCGAGCTCCGCGGCGGCGGCTCAACCGCGCGACCAGCGGCCGACCCGCTCGCCACCGTCACGGCGTCCGGGAACCACCACGGGCTCGTCATGCCGTACTACGGACGAGGGCAGGTATCCCCCGCCGACCGCGCGCTGCCCACCGTGACGACGATCGAGAAGCACGCGCTGATCCACCGCAACAACGGCGGCGGCGCCGAGATGACCACGCCTGCCAGGGAGCCGATCCGCACCATCACCACCGCGGGCCACCAGTCGCTCCTCACGGGCGGCACGGTCGACATCGAGGACGTGCGCTTCCGGATGCTCGAGCCCTCCGAGATCAAGCAGGCCATGGCGTTCCCCGCCGACTACGTCATGGCCGGCAACCGCCGCGAGCAGGTCAAGCTCTCCGGCAACGCCGTCACCCCGCCCGCCGCACGCGACCTCGTCGCGACCGTCGTGCACGCCCTCACCGGAGAGGGAGCCCCGTCGTGATGGAGCCCATGCCCTACTCCCTCGACTGCGCCACCGGCCAGCACCGCACGTGCACCACCACCGACCCCGCCGCCTGCGCATGCGGCTGCCACACCGAGGAGACCCGACCATGAGCGTCCGCCGAGCGATGTTCGTCCCACCACTCGCCACCCCGACCTCGCAGCGCGAGCCCGAGGACTGGCGCCTCGACTCCGCATGCCGCGACGAGGACTCCGAACTGTTCTTCCACCCCGAGGGCGAGTCCGGGGACGCGAAGCGGAGCCGCATCTCCGCCGCGAAGGCCGTGTGCGGCCGGTGCACCGTCTCTCTCATCTGCTTGGAGAAGGCCGTCGCCAAGGGCGAGGCCTACGGCGTCTTCGGCAACACCACGCCCGAGGAGCGGCACCCGCTCATTGTCGCCGCACGCGCCGAGCGCCGAGCAGCACAAGTGGTGGCCTCGTGAACGGCATCGCAGACCTCGCCACCCACACCCCACCACCACCTGGAGAGGAGCCACACCGTGGCGCGTGACCACGCCCGCATCCGCCTTGACATCTGGGAGGACGACGACTGGCGCGACCTGACGCACGACGGCCAGTGGCTGTACATGCACCTCCTGTCCTCCCCTGCCCTGTCGTTCGCCGGTGTCGGGGACTGGCGGCCGGCGCGGATCTCGGGCGCTGCTCGTGGCCTGTCCGCGGCCCGGGTCGAGGCGTTCGCCGTCGAGCTCGAGGTGGAGCAGTTCATCCTCGTCGACCGCGACACCGAGGAGGTCCTGATCCGGTCATGGGTGAAGCACGACGGGCTGATGAAGTCGCCGAACATGGCGGTCGCGTTCGCGAAGGCCCACGCCGCGGTCGCGTCCCGGGTCCTGCGCGCGGTGATCGTGGACCAGCTGCACCTGCTGCAGGAGGCCCAGCCCGACCTCAAGGGGTGGGCGCACGAGGCGGCGCGAAGGGTTCTCGGGAAGCGGTCGATGCCCTTCGTCGAGGGGTTCGCGGCACTGCCTCACAACCCGTCGTTGATCCCTTCCCGAACCCCTTCCGGAACCCCTTCGGGGAAGGGTTCGGGGAACCCTTCCGACACCCCTTCGTCTACCCCTTCGGCAACTCCTAACTCCTTACTCCTAACTCCTAACTCCTCATCATCACCTCTCCCTGAACCTCACCAGAGCGCGCCGGAAGCGAGCTCATGATGACGAGGATCAACCGGGAACAGGCCCACGCACTCGCTGCGCTCGTCGCGGCGCTCCGGGGCGACTGGGACACCCCAGGCGTCCTCAAGGCACTGTCCGACGCCAGGGACCGCGGCGACGTCTTCCGCCTCGCGCACGCCGCCCTCTACGCCGCCGAGACCCCGACGAACCGCACCCCGGCCGTCATCGCGCTCGCCGGCGAGCACTGGGCCCGGGGACGCGACGTCGGGACTGGCGACACCCGGTTCGACCGGTGCGACGTCCCCGGCGACGCACACCGCTCCTACCCGAAGGGCCGGTGCGGCGCCTGCAGGGCCGACGAGCTCGCAGCCGACGACCACACCCCCACCCCGGCCCCTGCGCCCATCCCAGCCGCCTACACCAGCGGCGCCAACCTCGTCCGGCAAGCCGCCAGACTCCCGATCAAGGAGCACCCGTGACCAGTCCCGACCCGTACCTCGACGCCAACCGCCTCTACGTCCTGTCCAACGCCGTGCCCGCGATCGCCGCCCACCTCGGCCTCACTCTCGACACCGACGGCGCCCCGATCGCCCCCACCCCGGGCCCCCTCGTCGACGCGGTCGCCGCCCACATCTACGCCCGCCACACCGAGAACCGGTACACCACCTGGGACGACCTCTCCCCCGCCGGGCGCGCGCCCTGGATCGCGACCGCACAGGGCGTCATCCAGCTCTCCACCGCCGCGAACGAGACCGTCGAGGCCGGAGCATGACCACCCCGTACTACCAGGATGAGCACGTCACCCTCTGGCACGGAGACTGCCGCGAACTCGCCCTGACCGCAGACGTCGTCGTTACGGACCCGCCCTACGGCGATACCAGCCTGACCTGGGACATCTGGCCCGACGGCTGGGTCGAGCATGTCACCGCACGCCTCCCCGCCGCGGCGTCGCTCTGGTGCTTCGGGTCCATGCGCATGCACCTCACCCACCGGACCGAGTTCGACGCCTGGACCTACGGCCAAGAGATCGTCTGGGAGAAGCACAACGGCTCCGGATTCAGCGCCGACCGCTTCAAGCGCGTCCACGAGATCGCCATGCACTGGTACCGCGGCCCCTGGACCAACGTCTACAAGGACCCCCAGTTCACCAACGACGCCACCGCCCGCACAATCCGCCGCAAGACCCGACCCACCCACACCGGAAACATCGACGACACCGCCTACACCAGCGTCGACGGAGGCCCGAAGCTCATGCGCTCCGTCCAGTACGTGCGGTCCATGCACGGGCGCGCGATCCACCCCACCGAGAAGCCCACCGGCATCCTCGAGCCCCTCATCCGCTACTCGTGCCCACCAGGCGCCACCGTCCTCGACCCGTTCGCCGGCTCCGGCTCAACCCTCGCCGCCGCAGCAGCCACCGGCCGCAAGGCAATCGGCGTCGAGATCGACGAACGCTACTGCGAAGCCGCCGCCCAACGCCTCAGCCAGGGCGTCCTCGACCTAGGAGTGACCCCGTGACCGCCCCGACCTCACCGAAGCCCCACACGCCGGCCGACCCCACCGTTGCCCTCCCACCCGAGATCGTCGCAGCCGCCACACGAGCCGCCCTGGTCGCGCGCGGGTACGACCCCGACGTGAGCGTGCGGGACCTGCCGCCCGAGGACCGCGACCTGCTGGACGTGGCCCGCGCTGTGCTCGCTGCGGTGGCCGCACCGCTGTGGGCGCAGGGCGAGGACGCGGGGCACGAGAACGCGCGCCGCACCGACTCCACCCTCTTCATCAGCAACCCCTACCCGTACACCCCCGAGGAGTCCTGATGGCGAGCGGAACCGTCCCGATCCAGACGTGCGACGACGAGTCCTGGTGCGACGCCTGGGAACTCGACCTTGAGGCGACGGGCGCGGTGATCGTGTCTGGCCGCAACCCGCTCGACGGGTGGGTCATCGACCGGCGCGCAGACCAAGCTCTGTGCCCCGAGCACGCGCCCTCCGATCCCACCGAGGAGTCCTGATGACCACCGACACCCTGCGCACCGCCCTCACCAAGCTCGCGGACGATCTCGACTCGTACATGTACGTCCCCGCTGTCCGCGCGGTCTGTGACGAGATCCGCACCCTGCTCGCCGCTCACCCGGCACCCGAGATGCAGGCTCAGGCGCGCATCTGCCCGACCTGCCACGACGACCACACGGCCCACCAGCGCTGCATGCCCGCCCCGGCACCCGAGACTCCCGCCACCCTCCCAGTGCCCGACCCGGCGGGCCACGAGTTCATCGGCGTCGCGGGCCACCCGGACGACGACGAGTGCACGTACCGAGCGGACGGGACCGACCGCACGTACTGCGGGGCGCGCAAGGAGAGCCACGACCCCGCCCCGGTGTCCGACACCCGACGCGAGGACGTGGCGCGGGACCTGCACGATGAGAACAGCGGTGATGGCGCGACGTGTGGCGTGTGCCTCGACAAGGCCGACACACGACGCGAGGACGCGGCACGGGAGATCGCGGAGACGCACTGGACCACGACCCACGAGGGCTTCCACTGCGTCGGCTGCGGGTGGAGGGGCAACGGTCCGCACGAGGACTACGGGCACGCAGCGCGCCGTCACGTCGCCGAGGTAGCACTGGCCGTGCTCCCTGCCCCGCCCGTGGTGGACGAGGCGGAGATCGCGCGCGACCTGCACGAAGCTTCGCCGAACTTCGAGGGCGTCGACTGGGGCGACCTTCCGCCCCGGGTGCGCGAGGACTACGCCCGCATGGCCGCTGCTGTGGCCGCCCGCCTGAGAGGAGCAACCCGTGGCTGACGAGTACACGCCGAAGGTGAGCGCCGTGAGGGGTGACTACGCGGGGTACGGGCTGTCACGCGACCGCCGGCTGGCCGACTTCGACCGGTTCCTGGCCGCGCATGAGGCGGAGGTTCGGGAGCGCATCGCCCAGGACATCGAGGCCGAGGCGGCAGCCGAGTACTGCTACACGCTCGGGGGAAACTCTGGTCCGACGAACGGGCAGAAGAAGCGCGCGGACACCATCGCCTGGCGAGGCAAGGTCGCCGCCCGGATCGCGAGAGGAGCAACCCGATGATCGCCCCTGACTACGTGGCCCAGGTCGCCGAGCTGCTCGGTCAGCACCGCATCGAGTGCACCGGGATGGAGGGCGTGACGTGCCGGGCGTGTCGCGAACACGGATGGATGCCCATGCGGACGTTCGCCGCGCACCTGTCGGAGGTGTTGGCTGCTGCTGGCCTGCTCCCCACCCGCACCGAATGGGGCGTGCGGGGCCAGCGTGGGCACACGATCGAGACGCTCAACGGCCGACGCATGGACGAAGAGGACGCGCGGGACCTTGCAGGCGGCGTAGGGACCGTCGTCTCCCGCGCCGTGACCGACTGGAAGGACGCATGAGCACCGACGACCTGACCCGACGCGCGCGCGACTGACCCGACTACTGCCCCGGCTCCTCGGTGAGACCGTAGAACGTCATCCCCTTGTGCTGCTGGAACATGAGGCCAAACTGTTGCTCGGGATCGCAGTGCTCGCACCAACCGAGAATCTTGATGAAGTGCCGACGCGCGTTCGAGAGCTGCCGCTCGGCACGCTTTGCGGCGGCCGAGCCGTCGTGGGAACTGGTGACACGAACATCCGGAATAGCACCCGCATCCTCACCACGGTTCTCTACCTGCACAACCACCCCGCCAGCACCTCCGACCAGAACGGTGTCAAGGTGGAGCCCAGTGGATTCACCACATCGAGGGCACGCTAGCGCCCACAGCCCGTTGCCATCATCATATGAATCAACCGAAAGCACAGGATGTAGCGCGGTCATCAGATCATCCAATCGTCATGTGAAAATATCAATGATTACCCCAGTGCGACGCCAGGGCTAGCCAAAGCGCTTACCTCTGGAAAAACTCCGGAATGGGTACTGCTAATAAAACCGACTTGGAAACCTGCCTGGGAAGATCTCATTCAGCTTGTAGAATGCATCACTGGCCTTGCCGATCTTCTCAAGCTCCAACGCGGACCGCGCTCGGATCGCATCCCCTCGAAGAGTGGCGAGCGCGGTCGATCGATACGCCTCGGTAGAGGTCGCTCCGATACGACCAGAGATCCCCATGGGGTCATTCATTGCCGCCAGCCCACTGGCCGCTAGTCGTTCCATCATTGTTGCGAAGTCCTGAGACGCTTCAAAGAACGGCTCATCCCGCATATATCGAGCCGCCCTCATTTCAAGATAGAACGACGAGACGGGAACATTGTTGGAGTACTTCCATACCTTCAGGAGTCGCGCAAGGCTCTTCGCTCCACCTTTTGGGTCTTCATTCTGCTGGGTGACATACTTCAAATGCGCACTGGGTGCGGTCTCCATCCAACCTCCGCCCGGCGCGGGGATGTCAAAGACATTCCAACTCTGCTCCTGGCCCCGGTAGAACCCTGGTATAACTTCCCAACGCTCTAGGCCGCCAGCAAAGTTGACCACAACGGCAGGACGGCTCACACGAATGGGAGTGGTCGGGAATCGGTACACTAGCGCGTCTTTGACCCACTTGAGTGCAGTATCCGAACTAAGCGGCTTCGTCGCACCAAGGCTCACAATGACATCAACATCGCTGTGATTGTGTATTCCGGTACCATGTCTGAAAGAACCTGTTTCCCACACGTTCCGCACTGACAGCTTATCGCGAAGCGCAGTCTCCACGGAGCTACGGTGTCGAGCCGACGCCTCCCGCTCCGCCGAACTGGGAATTTGCCAATCCAAGAAGACCTTGTACGCCTGCGCTACCGATCGCTCAGCCACTCTCGCCTCCAGTGCGTGCCCTATTATCTACGTCATAATCCTGACCGCCGGCCTCAATGTTCCTGCTGGCGCGCAGGTAGTTGCCCTTGCTCGTCGGTTCGGCCGACTTGTTCTGCTCGTCGATCCGCGCGGTGAGCTCGCTCAGGACCTGGCGCGCGTCCTCAATCTCAAGCGTCGGGAGGTCGATCAGCCGCGCTTGCCGTGCTGCAGTCTGGATCTCGAGGTAGGCGTTTCCGGCTGTCGAGGCGCGGTCCGCACGAGCGGCTGCATTGACGGCGGTCAGGACACCGCCACCTGCTGCGGCTGCGAGTGCCAGGATGCCGCCGATCAGGTTGAGTGAGTCCGTCGCGAGGGTGAGGCCACCGGCGATCGCAGCGCATACCGCCGAGGGGGCACCGATCCACAGGTTGACTCCTCGCCAAACCTTGGATCGCTCGAACTGCCCCTGAGCGCTCCACATCGCACGCTCTTCGAGACGGTCGAGTTCGTCAGAGATTGCCTTACGCCTCACTTCATCCCCTGCCATGCCGGGAGTCTAGGGGGTCGATACCCCCACGCACAGGATGAACTTCGAGAACAGCCCATTCGTTCCAAAGGGCAGCGTTGGTGATTGCACCTTGCTGCGCTTGTCAGTATCCTGAGACCTCCACTACTGGAGGCGAGCCAGTGCCAGCGAGACCCTGCGAACGATGCGGCCAGGACCACCCCGGCTGCACCGGCCACACCAAGAACGGCCCCCGCGCCGGCCAACCCTGCGCACGCCCCTGCAAGCCCGGCGAGACCTGCAACTCGCACGGCGGCGCAGCACCCCAAGTCGCCCGAGCGCGGGCCCGACGTGAGCAGGAAGCCGAAGCCGCCCGCCAGGTCGTCACCCTCGGCCTCTCGCTCGACATCACCCCCACCGACGCTCTGCTGCAGGAGGTCCAGTGGACCGCGGGGCACGTCCAGTGGCTCCGCACGAAGGTCCAGGAGCTCGACGAGCAAGCCCTCGTGTGGGGCACGACCGCTGAGTCCGAGAAGGACTCCGACAAGAACGGTCGCGAGACCTCGTCCACGGTGTCAGCGAAGCCCAGCGTCTGGTACTCGCTCTACCAAGCCGAGCGCGCCCACCTCGTCGCCGTCTGCTCCGCAGCGCTCAAGGCCGGTGTTGAGGAACGCAAGGTCCGCCTCGCCGAGCAGCAGGGCGACCTCGTCGTCGCCGTCATCCGCCGCATCCTCGACGGCCTCTACGCCTCCTTGCTCGCGGCCGGGCTCACCGCGGACCAGCTCGCCGACGCCTGGCAGACCGCCATCGCCGACGTCGTGCCGCGCGAGCTCCGCGCCATCGCAGGCGGTGCGTCGTGACCTACCTGCTCACCCTCCGGCCGCTCGCGTCGCGGGCTACCTTTTTCCAGCTTTCAACGAGGCCATATAGGCCAATGGAGCCAGTGATGGCAGCCGCAACCCACAGCAACCGCCACCACGAACCGCCGGAGTACCCCTGCCAAACGGTGAGCGCACAGACGATCAAGAAGATGAGGGCGATCGTGACTCCACCGACATCCCGGCGTTCTGCACTTCCACCGAGCAGCCCCAACACGCGCTGGTCGATAGAAGTCCTCAGCGCCGACTTGCCCTCTGAATCGCCCGGAAGCGCAGTGAGGATCCGCAAGTCTTGCTCGATTCGATCTCGGTCCCTGTGTGAGGTCCGGCGAGACTGCCAGAATCCGCCCCCGATTGTCAGTACGGCGGCAATGACTGTAGCGACCGCTCCATCGTCCATGCCCCGGATGGTAGCGGGCACCCCAGCCCTCGAAGAACGTGTAGCCACTTCGTGAACGCAACTCGGGACGCCCTCGCCGCGGCCGGCATCTACCCCTTCCGCCCCAACCATACGGAGATCCCATGAGTGCCGACCTGCTGCGCCGCGCCGCCCAAGTCGAGCGGGAGGAGTGGGGCGGGGAAACCAACGCCCGGATGTACCCGAACAGGTCCGCCCTCCACCTGGCCCTCGCGAACTGGCTCGACGCCATCGCCGCGACCTGGGATCACATCGCCGACAAGGCCGACGACCCGGACGACCCAGCCGACGAGAACGGCTTCCGACTCGAGGACACCCTCGACCACCACGCCGTCATCGTCGCCCGCCACATCCTCGGGGAGGCGGTCTGATGTGCATGCAGTGCGTTCGCGCGGACCGGCGCGAAGCCGAAGGACGCCCCGCCCAGTGGCAGCAGAGGCAGGCCCGCGTGCTGTTCGTGCGCTTCCCGCCTCCGGACTTCAGCAGGCTCGAGCGCGCGCTCCGTGAGATGGGCAACGCCGCACAGCGCAAGCTCCTCATGATGCGCGAGGCCCAGGGGATCCTCTCCGAAACCGCGCCGACCCCGGCCCAGCTCGCCCGCGCCACCGAATTGAGCCCGTACATCGTCCCGGGCTCGCTTCGGATCGGGAGGGGCGCCTGATGCCGTGGATCGAGAAGGCGCGCCACCCTCACAGCTGCTATGCCCCCGTCCCGCCAATGCGTCGGGCTCCCGGCTCCATCTGGCAGTGCCGCCGATGCGGCACCCGCTGGGTCCTCACCATCAACCGCCTCGACATCACCGGCCGCCGGCACTGGAACTGGGACCACGAGGAGACCAAGACCGAGCCACGGACGAGGGAGGTCACCGGACAGTGAGCACCACCCAGCTCTGCACCGTCGACGGGTGCGCCCGCCAGGTCCCCGACACCTGCTACGTCTGCCCCGAGTGCGGCGACGCCCTCCTCGCACTGCTGCGCTCCGTCCCGGACATCGTCGGTGAGCGGAGCCGCGTCCTGACCTACCCCCACCGGCCCCACCACGAACGGTGCGACGACTGCGGCACCCCCGACCACCCGCACCTGAACCCGCTGCGTGAGACCGGCGACCGCCCCGTCAGCCCCGGCCTCGCCACGGACCTCGACGACGCGATCGCACGCCAGTCCACAGGCATCGGCATCGTCCCCGCCGACCACGAAGCCGGCCTCCCCGACGAGACCGGCCTCGTCCGCCTCCCCTACGGGTACCGCGCCTCCGAAGCGCGCTGGGACCTCCTGTCCACCATGACCGCCACCGGCGACGACATCGCCCGCCGCCGCGGCCTCTTCCGACCCCTCAACACCCTCGACGCCCTCGCCAACTGGCTCACCCACCAGGTCCAGTGGCTCCGCCAACAGCCCGACGGCGCCGACACCATCGCCGCACTCACCGACCTCCTGCGCGCCGCCCGCCGCGTCATCGACCGACCCGCCGACCGCAAGTACGCCGGGCCCTGCACCGCGACCACCGTCGACGAGCACGGCCTCGCGCAGGACTGCGCCGGCGAGCTCTACGCCCACCCCGGCCACGACACCGTCACCTGCCCCGACTGCGGCACCGCCTACCCCCTCGACGCACGCCGCGCATGGCTCCGCGACCAGGCTGAGGACATGCTCCTGCCCGCCAGCGAGCTCGCACGCGCGATCGATGGGCTCGGCGTCCAAGTCAAGGCCGCCACCCTGCGCAAGTGGGCGTCCCGGAAGCGGATCGTGAACCGTGGTACCCACACCCACCCCCTCTACCGCGTCGGCGACGTCATCGATCTCGTCACCGGAAGAACGACAGCCGTGGCCCTTGTGAGCGCGGGGCGCTAACGTGCCTGCATGACGACACAGGACAGCCCGTGGGAGGGCCACCCGGCGTTCTCGATCGATCCCGCCACGCTCCGTCGCCTCGTAGAAGCCGCGAACCGCGTGGCGATGCCCTCGAACTATGCTCAAGTCGCCGAGAGTGCTAGAGAACTGCTGAAGAACATCCCAACCTCGCCGGAACTCGAGAAGTCCATCGATCGGGTGTGGCAAGTCATCACCCGGACTCTCTATTCCGAGCTGCCGGATGGCCTGATGGCCGAGTTTCACACTCAGTTGCCGGCAGATCGGCTGGAGCAAATCCGAGCAGCGGCAAGCGGCATCACGGAGGCCTTGCCCCCGGACTCCCACCTGCAGTTGTCGGATGAACTTGCAGCCGCGATCTTCGATGACGACGAGGTTCCATCCTCTCCTGACCGGCGGCTTTCAACGAAGCAGTTCTCTCGTGTGAAGACCTTCCTGGGCGCATGGGGCGGCGGCTTTGGAGTCTCGATGGAGTCGCTGGACCGTCTGGTTGGCCCCGACGACTATCCGGGGCAGTCGATCACGTGGGGGGCGATCCTCGGGCTGATCATCGCGATCGTCTTCATCTACGGCGTAGATCGTTTTGGACCTAACGACGACCAGAGCACCTAGAACGTGAGGCTGTTGCGCCCTCGCGGCTGTCACGCTACGTTGTGCTCACATAGAAGTCGTGTCGGAAGGCCCCGGTAGAGCAAGTGCTCCCGGGGCCTTTCGCATGCCCCCTGTCTCCCGCGCTCGCCCGCGGGACCCGTCATCGACGACGCCACGGAAGAACCGTGCAGGCTGCTGAGTCCGGCCCCCGACGTGGCCACGTCAGCCCGTCGTCGATGCGCACCCCTTACTCCCTGACGGCGTCGCCGGAACCCCGCGATCAACGGTCGAGACCAGCGCGGTGAGCGACCCCGACCCGTCAGGGCACCACGTGTCGGTACGCAGCGATATCGTGTGCCGATGAGCGACGATGCTGCTGAAGTCGACGAGCCAGTTGAAAGCCCCCGCAAGTACAGCGCGCTGGGCAAACTGCCCGACTCCTTCCTTGAAGGACTCCGAGTCTCGAGCAAGCAGTGGTTCGACGTGCCGTCCCTGGCGAGGTCGCTAGAAATGTCCCAACCGCGTTTCGACCTGGGGGACATTCCAGAGACTTTCGATCTCGCGCCCAACCCCACCTTCGAAGTTGTCGAGCGGCTCGAGGAGCAACAGGCGCTGCTCATCGAATCGAACGAGCACCTCCGGGAGATGGTCGAAATCGCCCGGGCGGACGCTGCGGCTGCCCGCCTTGACGCGGAGGCCGCGCAGGCAGCCAGCACGAGGGCCCAGAACTCGACGAGGCATGGCATCGCGGCCGCCTGGGCTGGGGTAGCAGTAGCGATCATCCTCGGAATCATCACCCTGATCCTGGCCAGCTGACAGAACTCGGAGGTGAGCGGCCATGTCGCTCGCCTTCCTCGAGCACGCCGCCCGCCAGTTCGAGCCCGCCCCGCCCCCGCGTTGGCCCTCCCCCGCAGAGATGGCCGTCGAGCTCGACCCGAAGTTCCGGCGCACCCCGGCGATCGACGTCATCAACGCCGCGATCCTCGAGACGCTGAACACTCCCGACGGGCGCCTCATCGTGTCGATGCCCCCGCAGGAGGGGAAGAGCACGCTCGCCACGAAGTGGGCGCCGACCTGGCTCCTACAGGACCGGCCCGACACGCGCATCATCATCGCGTCCTACGCCGCGAACGTCGCCCGCCGCATGGGCCGCCTCATCCGTGGCGAGGTCGGCACCCACGCCGACACGCTGGGGATGCGGATCGCGGACGACGTCGCAGCCCAGCACGAGTTCCAGATCTCCGGGCACCTCGGGGGCGTCTATGCCGTCGGCATCGGCGGTGGCCTCACCTCCCGCCCTGCCGACCTCTTGATCATCGACGACCCCCTCAAGGACCGCGCCGAAGCCGACTCCGAGGTGTACCGCGACCGCGCGTGGGACTGGTGGACCGACGTCGCCTCCACGCGACTCGCCCCCGGCGCGCCCGTGATCCTCATCCTCACCAGGTGGCACCACGACGACCTCGCCGGCCGACTCAAGGCCGCCGAGGACGGGCACCTGTGGCGCGTCGAGAACATCCCCGCGCAGGCCGACCACCGGCCCGAGCAGGGCGAGACCGACGTCCTGGGCCGCCAGCCCGGCGAGTACATGATCTCCGCCCGCGGTCGCACCCCGGCCCAGTGGGAGCGGCGCAAGGTTCAGTCCGGTCCCCGCACCTGGGCCGCGCTCTTCCAGGGCCGCCCCTCCCCGGACCAGGGCGACCTGTTCCCGTCCGAGTGGCCCCGCTTCGACCAGCCCATGCACGTCAACCGGGAGGGCGGGTCCTGCTGGATCCCCGGCCACGACTTCGAGCTCGTGCAGTCCTGGGACCTCGCGTTCAAGGACACCAAGGCCAGCGACTACGTCGTCGGGCAGGTCTGGCTCCGCATCGGCGCCGACGTGTACCTCCTCGACCAAGTCCGCGCCCGGCTGTCCTTCACGGCAACGCTGGACGCGATCAAGGCCATGTCGGCGAAGTGGCCCCAGGCCATCGCGAAGTTCGTCGAGGACAAGGCGAACGGGCCCGCCGTCATCAACGCCCTGTCACGCCAGCTCCCCGGCCTCATCGCCGTCGAGCCCGAGGGCAGCAAGTACGCACGCGCCGCCGCGGTGTCCCCGTTCGTCCACTCCAAGAACGTTCACCTCCCCGCCGCCGAACTCCTCCCGAACGTCGAGGAGTTCCTCGAGGAGACCCGCGCCTTCCCGAACGGCGCCCACGACGACACGGTCGACGCGTTCTCCCAGGCCGTGAACCGGCTCCTCCTCATGCCCCTGTGGGAAGAGGACCAGTTCGACTCCGACGACTTCGTCGACGACAACCCGCACGCCTACCTCGGCGGCTACTGACCCCTGGAAGGCGGTGACGTGTTGCGCATCCGCCAGATCTTCGGCATCCAGGAGTCCCCCGTCGTGACCGCCGCCCTCGAGCGTGCGCGCATCGCCGAGGAGAACGTCGAGCTCGCCGTCGAGTCGATGGCGGACCTCGAGCGCGCGCTGGACGACCGCGGGTGGGACGCCCTCAACGCCACTGGCGAGCGCGAGTTCTCCCGTGAGGGCCTGCGTCGCAACGCGCAGACCGCCCGGGTCATGGCTGTCGCGAACCCCCTCATCAAGCGTGGCCTGTCCATCCGTCAGGCGTACGTGTGGGGGCAGGGCGTCCAGATCCAGGCCCGCGCCACCGGGAAGAACGAGAAGAACACGGCCGAGCAGGACGTGAACGCCGTCGTGCAGGCCTTCCTCGATGACCAGGGCAACCGTGCCGCGTTCACTGGCGACCAGGCCCAGGAAGAGCTCGAGCGTGCGCTCGGCACCGACGGGAACGTGTTCCTTGCCTGCTTCACCTCCCCCCTCACGGGGTTCGTGCAGGTCCGGTCGCTGCCGTTCGACGAGATCGTGGACGTCATCACCAACCCGGACGACCTCGACGACCCGTGGTTCTACAAGCGCGTCTGGACGCAGACCCGCATCGGGAACGACGGCCGCACCACGACCGAGAACCTGACGGCGTTCTACCCCGCGCTGACGTTCCGTCCCGCGACCCGCCCCCGCACCATCGACGGGTATCCAGTCCACTGGGACTCCCCGGTCCACCACACCAGCGTGAACCGCCTCGACGGGTGGAAGTTCGGCATCGGCGACGCCTACGCCGCGATCACCTGGGCTCGCGCCTACAAGGACTTCCTTGCCGACTGGGCCACGCTCATCAAGGCGCTGTCGCAGTTCGCGTTCCGCATGACGTCGAAGGGCTCCAAGGCGCAGAAGGCTCGCGCCGCGGTCGCTCGCCGCCCCGGCGGGTCCGGCATCCCTGGCAACGAAAACAGCGTCGGTGCGACCGCGGTCATGAGCCCGGACACCACGCTCGAGGCGATCCCGAAGACCGGCGCCACGATCGACTCCGAGTCCGGTCGCCCGCTCGCCGCGATGATCGCCGCTGGCCTCGGCGTCCCCGTTACGACGCTCCTCGCCGACCCGGGCCAGACCGGTGCCCGTGCCGTCGCCGAGACTCTGAACCTCCCGACCCGCCTGGAGATGACGCAGCGCCGCTCCCTGTGGGCTGAGACCGTCCGCAGCATCGGGCAGTACGTCATCCTCCAGGCGGCCAAGGCGCCGCGTGGACCTCTGCGCGGCACCATCACGCGCGACTCGTTCACGGGCCGGGAGGTTCTCGTCCTCGCCGGTGACACCGACACCACGATCGAGATCGACTGGCCCCCGATCGACGAGGTCCCGCTCAACGTCATCATCGAGGCCATCGCCAAGGCCGACTCCACGCGCACGCTGCCCCCGATCCAGATCGCGAAGCTGCTCCTCGCCGCGCTCGGCGTGAAGGACGCGGACGAGATCATCGACGACCTCACGGACGACCAGGGGAACTGGCTCGACCCCTACAAGACGGTCGGGCAAGCCGTCGGGGACGCCGCCACTGCAGCGTTCCGCAGGGGTACTGACCCGTCCGAGGCGGTGCGCTGATGGCCGTGAACCGGGAGACGCAACGCCTCCTGCGGTCCATGCGCGTTGCCCTCGACAAGACGGTCGACGCCGCGACGAATGACCTCGTGAAGGCGTGGGTCTACGCGTGGGACACCCTCTCCCACGACTGGGAGCTCGCCCTCACGGACCTGATCGCGCAGGCGCAGGACGGCGCCTGGCCCACGCGGGCGACGATCTACCGTGCGGAGCGGGTCCTGCGGACCCTCGACGCCACGCAGGCCGCGCTTGAGCGGCTCGCTCGCGAGGCCGGGGTCCGGATCGTCGAGGACCTGGCTGCGATCGCGGCAGAGTCCGTGGAGTGGCAGGCGCGCCTGACCGCGTCGCAGATGCCCGCCCAGGCCGGCACGCAGGCTGTCCTCGGCGCCCAGTTCAACCGGGTCGAGGCCTCCGCGCTCGAGGCGATCGTGGCGCGCACGACGGAGCAGATCACCTCGACGCTCCTGCCCTTGTCCGCAGAGGCCGCCGCGTCGCTGAACGCGGCCCTGCTCCGCGGGGTCGCGCTCGGCGAGAACCCGAAGTCGGCGGCGAGAGCCATGCTCAAGCGCATCGAGTCGACCTTCAACGGTGGCCTCACGCGCGCCATGAACGTGGCCCGCACTGAGATGCTCGACGCTCACCGCGGCGCCGCCTACGCGCAGGACCAGGCCAACGCTGACGTCCTCGCGGCGTGGGAGTGGCATGCGGCCCTCGACCGGCGCACGTGCCCGTCCTGCCTCGCGCAGCACGGCCGCCAGCACCCGATCGACGAACCAGGGCCCTACGACCACCAGCAGGGCCGGTGCGCTCGTGTCCCGGTCACGAAGTCGTGGGCCGAGCTCGGGTTCACCGGGATCAAGGAGCCGAAGTCGCTCACCCAGGACGCCCGCGCGTGGTTCGACGCCCTGCCGGCGAAGGACCAGCTGCAGATCATGGGCCCCGCCCGACTCGACCTGCTCAAGTCCGGCGACATCGAGTGGGACGACCTGTCCCAGCGCCGCACCGCGACCGGGTGGCGCGACACCTACACCGTCACCCCGGTGTCAGCCCTGGCGTCGTCCTGAACCGGTCGCCTGGCCCCTCGAACGCGGTCGAGCCGCACCGGGAGCACTCGTGCTCCAGATGCGCACCATCACGTCCCAGCACCGCGCCCGTGAACACCCACACGTGTTCGACGCAGTCGACCTTGTCGGCTTCGCTCACCGCCCCATCATCCACCGGAGGTACCAGTGACGGTAACCCTGGCCGAATCTGGCCTCGCCGAAGCAGCGGCCCCCACCCACGGGCCCGGCCGCATGAACGTGCAGATCATCAACCCCGGTTGGGGGTCCTCCGGGTACTACTCCCAGGACGTCCTCGAAGCCGCGGCTCGCGACCGGATCTTCCCCGCCGGCACGCACATGTACGTCAACCACCCGACCGCGACCGAGAACTACGAGCGCCCCGAGCGAGACCTGAACACGCTCGCCGCGGTCCTCGCCGAGGACGCCCACTGGGACGGCGGCAAACTCGTCGCCGAAGCCGTCGTGTTCTCGAACTGGCGCGAGCCCCTGACCGAGATGGCCGAGGCGATCGGGGTCAGCATCCGCGCCGCCGCCGAGGTCGAGGAAGGCGAGGCCGACGGCCGCAAGGGCCGCATCATTACACGCCTCGTCGAGGGAACCTCGGTCGACTTCGTGACCAAGGCCGGGCGCGGCGGCAAGATCCTGCAGGTCCTCGAATCCGCCCTCGCCGGCGTCTCCGAGGCGAAGGCAAACGATCGCCGCGAGCAGCTCTCGATGCTCCTCAAGGACGCGTACAGCGCGGAGAACACCTGGGTATGGATCCGCGATCACGACGACACCGCACGGACCGTGTGGTTCGAGGTCGAGACCGGTGAGGACGCGGGCATCTACCAGCAGTCCTACGACGTGAGCGACGACGTCGCGACCACGCTCACCGGCGACCGCATCGAGGTGCGCGTCCGCACCGAGTACGTGCCCGTCGCCCCCGCAGATGTCCCGAGCCGTCCGGCCGGGCAGACCACCGCCACCGAATCCCAGGAGGGAACCATGGCAACGACCCAGATCGAGGAGAGCCGCCTGGCTCAGCTCGAGACGGACGCCGGCCGGGCCACCGTGCTCGAGTCCGAGCGCGACACCGCCCGCAAGGAGACCGCCGAGGCCCACCGCGAGGTCGACACCGAGCGCGCCGCCCGCATCATCGCCGAGTCCGACCACGACTTCAACGACCTCGAGACCGCGGGCCTCCTGGCCTCGGCTCCGCGCATCGCTGAGTCCGGCCGCCTCGACACCGACGCCTTCACCAAGGCCGTCGCCGAGCACGCCGCGAAGATCGCCGAAGCCCAGGGCGCAGGCAGCGTCCGCGGCCTCGGCGGCAGCACCACCCCCAGCGGCGCCGCCCCGAGCGTCGCCGACGTCGACGAGTCGATCGCCACCGCGTTCGGCCGCTCCGTGAAGGAGGCGTGACATGAGGAACCTCATCTTCAACGAGGCGCGCAAGATCTCGCTGCCCGTTCCCGCCGACACCAAGTCCGGCGCCCCCGTCAAGGTCGGCTCCCTCATCGGCGTCACCGCCACCGCGGAGGGCGAGGGCGGCAACGCCGAGGGCTACGCCACCGTCTGGCGTGAGGGCTCCTACGAGCTCCAGGTCGCCGGTGCGATCGCGTCCGTGGGCCTGCCGGTCTACATCACGAGCGCGAACGCGCTCACCGCCACCGTGACCGACAACACCCTGTTCGGGTACTCGCACGGCACCAAGGGGACCGGCACCGGGCCGCTCCCGGTCATCCTCGCCCAGGTCTGAGAAAGGACCCCTCATGACCATCTCCAACGTGGGTGAGGCGTTCGGCCTCACCGATGCCGGCACCATGCTCGGCAACAGCCCCACCCAGCGCCGCCAGTACTCCCCCGCCCGGGCCAAGGCCATCGTCGAGGCCGCCGAGCTGTGGGGCCGCGCGTGGGACGGCAACGACCGCGCAGCGCTCCTCGTCAAGGAGGCCCTGTCGACGTCGGACCTGTTCCGGTCCGTCACCGGCGACGTCCTGGACCGCGAGCTCCTCACGAAGTACAACGACACGCCCGCGCAGTGGACCCAGTGGGCCACGCGCGCGAGCGTGAAGGACTTCAAGCCGAAGAAGCTCGTCGACATCCTCGGCGGCCGCGAAGCCCTCGACGAGGTGCCCGAGCTGTCCGAGTACCCCGAGGGCGTCCACGACACCGACGAGTACGAGATCTCGGTGAAGAAGTTCGGTCGCCGGTTCGGGTACTCGTGGGAGGCGAGCATCAACGACGACATCGACGAGCTGAAGCAGATGCCGTCGAACTTCGCGATCGCCGCCACGGTCACCGAGGACAAGGTCGCGAACTCGCTCCTCGTGACGAGCACGGGCGCCCCGAACCCCGGGTTCTTCAAGACCGCGAACGGGAACGCCCCCGAGACGAAGGTCCTCGACCACGACAACCTCTCCGCGGCGATCACGAAGGTCTCCACGAAGGAGGACGCCGAGGGCGAGATCCTCGTGCCCGGCGCGCTGATCCTCGAGGTCGGGCCCGCGCAGGAGATGAACGCCCGCCGGCTCCTCAACGCGACCGAGGTCCGGGTCACCAACGGCGGCAAGACGACGCTCGAGCCGAACTGGCTCAAGGGCGCCATCACCCTCGTCGTGAACGCCCGCCTCAAGGGCACGGCCTGGTTCGTGCTCCCCGCCCCGACGGCACCCCGCCCCGCGTTCGCGGTCGCGTTCCTGCGCGGCTACGAGACGCCGGACATCCGCAAGAAGAACGACCAGGGCACGACCGTCAGCGGCGGCGCGCTCGGTGCCGACGCGGGGTCGTTCAACGAGGACGGCGTGTACTTCCGCGTCCGCCACGTCGCCGGTGGCGCGAGCCTCCTGCCGACGCACACCTACGCGGCCACGGGCGCCTCGTCCTGACCGTCCACTGAGCGAGGAGGCGCACCATGTCGATCGACTACACCACCCCCGTAGGGCAGGTGCGCCTCCTCACCGCGGACGTGAACGAGGGCGCGTTCCTCCTCTCGACCGAGATGCTGACGGGCTACCTCGCCCTGAACGGCGTCCCCGCGGATGAGGCGGAACCGGCCTCGTGGTCCGTGAAGCGGGCCGCGGCGGACGCCCTCGACGCGATCGCGACGTCCGAGGTCCTCGTGTCGAAGGCCATCAAGACCCTCGACCTGTCCACGGACGGTGCGAAGGTCGCCGCCGAACTCCGAGCCCAGGCTGTGGCGCGGCGCAAGGCGGCGGACGAGGAAGAGGCGGCAGCGGAGGACGGGTTCTTCGGCGTTGTGGAGTTCCACCCCTACCCATCCCGCGGGCCCGAGCTCACCGAGCGGGTGTGGCTCTGATGCCGTTCCCCGGAACCACGGTCATCCCGGCCGGGTGGGCCGCGCACCACAAGCCCGTCACCGAGGGCGCCATGGGCGCGACGTGCCGCATCACCACCGGCGGCGCTGGCGGCTGGGACCCCGGCACCGGTGCCACCGGCCCTGGTGCGGAGACCGTCCTGTACGAGGGCAAGTGCCGCATCCAAGCCCAAGCGACCACCCCCACTACAGGGGACGCCGCGGGCCAGCTCGTCACCCAGCACACCTACCTCGTCGTCATCACCGCGGACGCCCCCGTGATCCCGACCGGCGACGCCGGCGCGAAGGTCCGCATCCTCACCGTCGACGCCAACGGCGACAGCGCGCTCCCCGGCCGCACCCTCACGGTCTCCGACGCCCGGTACTCGTCCCTGCGGTGGGAGCGAGACCTGACCTGCATCGACGACCACACCAACCAGGAGGCGTCGTGAGCTTCAGCATCGACGCGTCCGAGCTCAACGCCCTCGCCGCGGACCTCTCGAACGTCGCCGGCAAGATCGGGCCCAAGGTGCAGACCGTCATGCGAAAGACCGCGCGCGACATCGAGGCCGACGCGAAGGCGTTCGCCCCGGTCGACACCGGCAACCTCCGGTCCAGCATCGGCCACTCCGACCTGCGCACGGTCGGGCAGTCCGGCACGCTCGAGGTCGAGATCGGGCCCACCGCGAACTACGGGGTCTTCGTCGAGTTCGGCACCTCCCGCATGGCGCCCCACGCGTTCATGGGCCCGGCGTTCGATCGCCGCTCCCCCGGGTTCGTGTCTGCGCTCGAGGACATCGTCGGGGAGTTCCTGTGACGAGCGCGGCTGAGCTGCACACCGCGGCCCTCGCGCTCCTGCGGGCGGTCCCGACCATCGGGGTCTACGACGGCAAGGTCCCGGACAGCCCGCCAGCGGACGCGGCCGGGCGCACCTACCCGTACGTCGTCGTGTGGCCCTCCGCCGGGCACTACCCGAAGACGGAAGCTGGCGCCCTGGACGCGACACCTGGCGACGAGCTCACCTGGCCCGGCCAGTTCACCGTCGCCGCAGGCGAGCCCCTGTGGGTCCTGCAAGCCGCGGCCCTGGTACGAAAGGCCCTCGCGGGCAAGCACCTCACCCCGCTCACCGGACCCCTTGTCGAGGACGAGGTCTCGGTCCCGGTCCAGGTCGACCCGGTCGTGAAGCCCGCCCGGTTCTTCGTCCCGATGATCTTCCGCACCACCGGCGCCTGACCCACCACCGACCAGCCCCCGTCGACCGGCGCGGGGCCCGTACCCATGCCCAGAAGGAGGCCAGTCATGGCTGAGTTCGTCGACGCCTACGACAAGCGCACCGGGGAGAAGACGCGCGTCCCCGCGCACTTCTTCGACGTCCCGTCGCTGTCGCGGCACCTCTCGAAGACCCCCCGCCAGTCGGCGGCGGACAAGGCCGCGACCGCGGCGACCACCACCAAGACCCCGGCCGCCGGGGACAAGAAGGAGTGATCCGGCATGCCTCGTTCCCTGGCTGACGGCAAGACGAAGTTCACCATCCTCACGACGAAGCCGGCCGACCCCGCGAAGCCGACGGCCGCCGAGCTCAACGCGGGCATCGACGCGTCGTGCAACCTCATGGCGTCCGACTTCCTGTGGGGTGCCACCGACTCGGACAAGGTCGCGGAGAAGGCGCTGTGCGTCGAGAACAACGCGAACAGCCTCGGCGCATCGAACTACCAGGTCGGTCTGACGCCGTTCCGGTACTTCGACGCCACGACCGGTGCGTCCGCGACCGACGAGGGCGACGACGTGTTCCAGGCACTCAAGGCCAAGGGCACGACCCTCTACGGGTACGCCCGCAAGACGTCGAAGAAGTCGACCGAGGCGTGGGCCGCGTCCGACGAGATCTACCTCGGCGGGGAGTTCCTCACCGACGAGCCGCAGCCCCCGTCGGACCTGGGCGGCTTCGTGAAGTGGCGTGTCCCGGGCGAGATGCAGGCTGCGTGGCCGTTCATCACGGTCGCGGCTGGCGCCTGACCTCCTGACTCCGGCGGGCCCGTTCTTCACGGGTCCGGGCCCGCCGGTACCCCTTCGCCACCGACCCGTGACAGCAGCACCCGAGACCCGTGGAGAGACCCGTGAACGAGAACCAGAGCACCGACAGCACGCCCGCCGACTTCGACATCCTCGACTGGATCCAGTCCGGCACGATCGCGCGCCGCGAGGTCCCGATCTACAACGACCCCCGACTCGTCGAGGAGTACGAAGCCGTCGAGGCCCGCCTCGCCGAGGCCGGGTGGGTCGAGACCGACGCCGCGCCCCGCTCCCGTGACGACGACCGATCCGAGGCCACCCTCGGCGACACCCACACGGACGAGATCGCCGAGCTCCTCGCGCAGCGTGACGACATCGCCGCCCGGTGGGAGCAGTCGAAGTCCCTGTGGACGGTGCGGGCCGTCTCCCAGGACGAGGTCGATGCCTCGTTCGACGTCGTCCCGGTCCCGAAGCAGCCCCTGCCCCCGAAGCAGTTCGACGCCGCGCCGGACAGCGTGCGCGAGGCCTTCCTCGAGAAGGCACGCCTCGCGCAGCAGGCCGCCGCGCAGGCTGCCGAGGACCGCAAGCTCGCTGTCATCGCTACCGCCGTCGTGAGCATCGTGACCGCCAAGGGCACCGCCGAGGGCATCACGCTCGACGCCCTCAAGACGCTTCGGTCCCGCCCTCACGGCAAGCAGTGGATCGACCGCCTGTACGACGCCGTGAACGCCGCAACGTCGACGGACACCGAACTGCCCCGCCCTACGTCGAACGGGCGCTCCGCGAACGTCCAGGCCTAGTCCTGGCGCTCCAGGCCGCCCGCGCCTGGAGTGTGCGCCCGACGAAGTACCTCAAGAAGTGGTCCGCCGTCGACCGGACCCTCGCAGAAGCCCTGCTCCTGCACGAGAGGGCGTTCGACCCGCACGGCATCCCGTGGGAGGTCGCGCTTGACCCCGAGAAGGGGTCCTGGCTCGACGTCGACGAACGCATCAACTGGGCGTCCGCCGCCGTGGAGAACTGGCGCGCCCAAGGCAGCCATGAACCAGGCGCCTACCCGGTCGTGATCGACACCCGCAAGAGCGACCCAACCGAATAGCGCCCACACCTGGGAGGTGTCATGACCGACCGGACCGTATCCGTCCGCCTCCGTGCTGAGGTTGCCGACTTCAGGCGGCAGATGGCCGAGGCGACTCGCGCGGTCGAGGGCGTCGGTCGTGGGAGCGAGGACTCGGCTGCTCGCGCGGACACGGCCCTCGGTCGCATGGTCCAGTCCGCTACCCGGAACCAGCAGGCGTGGGATCGAGCCGGCACGACCCTGACCGCATTCGGTGCGGTCACGACTGTCGCGCTCGGCGCCACCGTCAAGGCCGCGATGGACTGGGAGTCCGCCTGGACTGGGGTCCTCAAGACCGCCGACGGGTCGGGCGCGCAGCTCGCGGCGCTCGAGAGCGACCTGCGCAACCTCGCCACGACGCTCCCGGCCACGCACCAGGAGATCGCTGCGGTCGCGGAGGCTGCCGGTCAGCTGGGCGTCGGTGTGGACTCGGTCGCGTCGTTCACGAAGACGATGGTCGACCTCGGCGAGACGACGAACCTGTCGGCCGACGAGGCCGCTACGGCGATCGCGCAGATGGCCAACGTCATGGACGCCTCCCTGCTCTCGAGTAAGGACGGCGTCTCACGGTTCGGCGCGACTCTCGTCGCCCTCGGCAACGACGGCGCGTCTACCGAGAAGCAGATCCTCGAGATGGCCCAGCGCATCTCCGGGTCCGGCAAGCTCGTCGGCGCGTCCGAGGCCGAAGTCCTGGCCCTGTCGAATGCCCTCGCCTCGATGGGCATCACGGCCGAGCTCGGTGGCGGAGTCGTGTCCCGCATCCTGCAGGACATCTACTCCGCGGTGAAGGAAGGCGGCCCCAAGCTCTCCCAGTTCGCCGCCCTCGCCGGGCAGTCGGCCGACGACTTCGCGAAGGCGTTCGCTGACGACCCGGTGCGCGCTCTCGACGCCGTCGCGCAAGGCCTCAACGGGGTCGATGCGTCCGGCGGCAACGTCGTGGCGACCCTCAAGGACCTCGGCTTCCTCTCGACCGAGGAGCAGCGTGTCCTGCTGCAGCTCAAGGGTGCCGGCGACCTCCTCACGGACTCGCTCGACCTCGCGAACGCGGCATGGGCGGAGAACAGCGCTCTGCTCGACGAAGCGAACAAGCGGTACGACACCGCCGAGGCGAAGGTCCAGATCGCGAGGAACGCGATCAACGACGCCGCGATCACCATCGGCGACGCGCTCCTCCCCGCCGTTGCCGCCGGCGCTGAGGCCATCGCGGACCTCGCCAACTGGTTCGGGTCCCTGCCGGAGCCCGCGCAGCAGGCGATCGGCGGCATCGGTGGCCTCGTCGGCGTGACCGCCCTCGCGGCAGGCGGCTTCCTGCTGCTGTTCCCCCGCGTCATCGAGACCGTCACCGCCTTCAAGACCCTCAACGCGACCAGCCCAGGCGTCGCAACCGGGCTCACCAGGGTCGGCAAGGCTGCGGGCGTGGCCGTCGCGCTCGTCGGTGTGGCCGCTGCCCTGAACGAGATCAACGCCGCTTCCTTCGACGCGGTGCCCTCCGTGGAGCAGATGACACGGGCGCTCCTCAAGGCGGAGGGCGTCAAGGGCGTCCAGGAGTCTTTCACGGGCCTGTCCGAGACGTTCGACGACATGAAGGGGGCCGCAGACCGGCTCTTCACGGACAACATCAACACCTGGGCGGACCGCAACATCGGCGGCCTGCTCGGGCTGTCCACAGCGACCAGCAAGGCCGAAGAGGCCTACGCACAGCTCGGCAGCACCCTGGCCGTCGTGTACTCCTCGAACCCAGAGGAAGCGGAACGTCGGTTCGCGGCCGCACTGCGTGAGACGGGCCGCACCCGAGACGAACTGCTGAGCATCATGCCTGCCTACGCAGACGCGATCGCTGAGACGGACAACACCCAGAAGCTCGCTACCGAGAGCGCCACAGGCGTGTCGGCCGCGCTCGATCTCATCGCCGAATCGGCGCCGTCCGTCACCGAGGCCCTGGCCGAGTGGATGAAGATGGTGGGCGACGCGGACGCATCGTTCTCCGACATCGCTGGCGCCTACCAGGGCGTCATCGACAAGAACAAGGAAGTCGCGCAGGCGACCGCGGACGCCACGAAGTCGTCGAAGGACTCCTGGGAGGACTTCTACGACGGCACATCCGTATCGATGGCCGACTGGATCGCAAAGCTCGAGGAGCAGGCCAAGGCCCAGAAGAACTGGCAGGACAACATCCTCGCCATCACCTCCGAGATCCGCACCCAGATGCCGGCCGACATGGCAGCAACCGCGGACGCCATGATCGACGAGCTCATCGCCCTGGGACCCGAAGGGGCCGCGGCACTTCAGACGTTCCGCGACGCGAACGCCGAGGAGCGGCTCCGACTCGTCGAGGCGTGGGCCGGCACCGGGACGGAGATCTCGGAGGACTTCGCGACCGAGCTCGATGCGGCGCGCACCCCCACGCTCAACCTGGACACATCACCTGCTTCGATCGAGGCTCGGATCCTCGCTGGGGAGCTGCATGTCTTCGGTGAGTCGGTGAGCCCGTGGGAGATCACCGCGAACAGTGACTCGGCCGCTATCGAGGCGCAGATCCTCGCGGGCGAGCTGTACGTCTTCGGCCAGTCTGTCTCCCCGTGGGAACTACGTGCTGATGCGTCGAAGGCTGACGCGACGGCCCAAGGGACTGTCAACGCGTTCGGGCAGATGGTGCCCGACCCGTTCAACCTCAGCGCTGATCCGTTCAACGCGAACCAGACCACGAGCGCGTGGCTGAACACTCCCCGCAGCACGTCCGTCTCGGTCAACGCCGACGTCAGCCCCGCCGAACGGGCCGTGGGGCGCGCGATCGCGGCGATCAAGATGATGACTGCCGTGATCCCCGGGATTCCCGGAGGCTTCACCGGTGGGCAGGTCGGTGGCATCGCAGGCTTCGCTGCTGGCGGTCAGGTTCCGGGCACCCCGCCGTCGGACCCGACGCACGACAACGTGTTCGCGATGACGGAGCGTGGCCGTCCGCTCATGGTCCGCTCGAAGGAGTGGATCCAGCCGCAGCCCGCAGTCGAGTACTACGGGGCCGGCGTGATGCGGGCCCTGCAGTACCGGCAGATCCCGAAGTCCGTACTTGCGGGCTTCGCCGCCGGTGGTTCACCGTCGGCTCCCCAGTACGCCTCGGCGACCGCCACCCAGGCCGCCGCTCCTGCCCAGACGTTCGACCTCACCGGCCTGCAGCTGGTGGGGACGCTGATGGTGAACGGGATGGAGGCGCGCATGGAGGCGGTGGCGGTGGGCGTTGTCGACGCGCGCGACCGGTCCGACGCTGGCACGAGGCAGACCGTGGGAAGGACTCGCTGATGGGCATCTCGGTGGAAGTCCTCCCCGATTCGGGGGCGCCGCAGGTCGGTGTGACGGTGACAGGGTTGGCCCCTTCGGGGGACTCGGTCGTCAGCGTGCAGGTGTCGTGGGACTCGGGCCGAACGTGGCACGGGGTCCGCGGCGCTGAGCGCGTCGTGGTCACGGGAGGCGACTTCTTCCGTGACCACGTCCCGCCACTGAACGTCCAGGCGACGTATCGCCTGGTCGTGCACTCGGGTGCGTTGACGCCGTCGCCGCTCGAGGCGACAATCACTGTCCTGTCTACCTGGGTGTGGATCCAAGATCCTCTCAACCCGAGGGGCGCGGTTCAGGTGGAGTGCGTTCGTACCGGAGCTGGGCTGATGCTGATGACCGGCACGGCCACGCGGATCGTGCGACGCCAGGCCGTGGACCTCACGACTGTCGAGGGCGCCCGCTATCCCGTCGCGTCCATCGGCGTCCGTCAGGCCCCGGCCGGCGTGCCGCTCGCACTCCGAGCGGTCGCAGCGTCGCAGGGAGCGCTCATCAACGCCATGCGTGATCTGCTCGATTCGTCGGGGCAGGTCGTCATCCGCGGATTGCCGTCCGACATCCCCCTTGACGCCGTCGCGCATGTCACCGCGGGCGACGTCGAGGAGGTCCCTGTTGTGGGTGGGCTCCTCGGCTTCCGCAACGACTGGGCACTGTCGGTGACCCAGGTGCGTCCGACGGCGATGCGGATCGCCATCCCGTGGTGGACCTACGACCAGGTCCGGGCCTTGTGGTCCCCGCGTTCTTACAACGCCGTCAAGGCCACCCGGCCTGGCGCGACGTACATCGACTGGTCCCGAGACCCGGAGGTCCCCTGATGCGCGTGCAGTCCACCGAGCTCGACGCGGAGATTGCTGGCACGACGCAGGGTGACCGGCTCGAGGTTCATGCCTGGCGCGACGGGCAGGTCGTTGCTCGGGACCTGCAGGCGTCGGCGTGGTCGTTGGCCCATGACGCGGACCGTCAGGTCCAGGGACAGGCCACGATCACGGTCGCGGACCCGGACGGCACGCTTGCACCATGGGGCATGTCGGACCCGCTAGGTCCCGGTGGTTCGCGGCTACAGGTGACGTGGATCTCGGGCCTGTCCGGGGTTCGTGTGCCGCTGGGGTGGTGGCGGATCCGTCGCCCGGACCCCCGGGAGACGTGGTTGACGTACAACCTCGACGACGGGCGGGCCGTGCGAGTCGCGGGCGGTGGGTCGGTCACGATCCAGGCCGACGAGCAGACCGCGACGATCGTCATGGACCGGCTCGACGCCGAGGTCGTCACCGAGTCGACCTGCGTCACGGAGGTGCGGCGCCTGCTGCGCGACATCTGCCCCGTAGTCGCCCACCCTGACGTGGTCGACGGCCCGGTGCCCGGCTCGCTGGTGTACGGCGAGTCACGCATGGACGCGGTCGAGGACCTGCTGTCCGCGATCGGCGCCGTGTACCGGATGGGTCCGGACGGCGCGCTGGAGATCGTGCCCGCCGCCGGGGTCGGCCCGGTGTGGACACTGGCCGGCGGCGAGGACGGAGTCCTGGTAGGTCTGGCCCGGTCACTGTCCGACGAGGGCATGTACAACGGCGCGATCAGCACCGGACAGACCCAGGACGGACAACCGCTGATCGGGCGCGCGTACCTCAACGCCGGGCCCCTGCGCTGGGGCGGCCCGTTCGGGCGCGTCCCCATCTTCCACCGCTCGATCGCGACCACACAGGCCGGGGTCGACGCCGACGCGGCAACCGTGCTGACGAACCGCATCGCCTCCGGTGAGGTCGACCTGCCCGTGACGTGCCTGACCCACCCCGGCCTGCAGATTCAGGACCGGGTGATCGTGATCGCGGCGACCGTCGCTGGTGAGCTGCCACTGGAAGGACGGGTGGTCGGGATGCGCATGACCTCGGCCACGTCCGACTCCGGCACGACCCCGGCGAAGAAGATGACCCTCACCGTCCGGGTCTCAGCCGAGGCGCTGGAGACTGTCGCGGCCCGGGTTCGCCGTGGGTGACCTGTCCGTCGTGCGCCTGCGCGCCGGGGTCGTCGTGACGCTCGAGGGCGTCCCGGGGCACGCGGTCAACATCGACGGCTCCACGCCCCCTGTCGCGTGGCCGGCCGGGTACATCCCGACCGTGGGCGACCCGGTCCGGGTCCTGATGGTCGACGGTGAGGCCGTCGTCCTGGGTCCGGTCATCCGCGACGGCCTGCGCCCCCTGACCGGGACGGTGCAGGGCGCCGCGACCTCGGGGACCGTGCCGGTCACCACGACCGCAGGGCTCCTGCAGTGCCGGTACGTCGGCACCGCCCCCTCGATCGGGTCCCTGGTGCGCCTGGACTGGCAGTCCACGGCCCCGTGGATCTGGCCCTCGGCCGCCGCCACGATCCCCCCGCCCCTGCCTGGCGGCGGCGGGACCGCGCCCGAGCCCCCGCCCGTCTCGACGTCCGGCACCCTCACGGTCACCGCGATCGACTCCGGGTCGTGGCAGGTCGGCGGCAGCTGGGCGTGGGCCGGGACGGACGTCTACCAGTGGCGCTACGGGTCCGCACGCGAGAACCGCGGCGCGTGGTTCTACGGGGCCGCGGCGTCCCAGCTCGCGGGCGCCACCATCACCGGTGCCCGCATCCGCCTCGGCGCGCGCCTGCGCATCGGCAACTACAACGGTGCAGCCGCCCTGCACCTGTACCGGCACACCAACCCCGGCCGCCCCGACGGCGACGTCAACCGCGCCGCCGGACCTCACGACATCACCCTCGGTCCGAACGCCGGGCCCGGCTGGGTGACGATCCCCACCGAGTGGGGTCAGGCGCTCATCTCCGGTGGCGGCATCGCCGTGACCGGCTCCCCCTACGTCGGCATCGCTGGTGTCGGCTCCGACCCTGCCTCCGGGCAGCTACAGCTCGACTGGAGGCGCTGACATGGCGACCACACCCACCGGCCTCGACGTCCCCGCCGGCACCGACCCGTTCGACCCCGACGGCGATCTGCGAGCTCTCGGCGCCTCGCTCGAGGGGCGCATCATCGTGCCCGTCCCGAACAAGACCGCCCGCGACGCCCTCGCCGCCACGCTCAATCCCACTGCGTCCGAGCCGCTGTACGCCCACCGCACCGACGGCGGATCCAGCGGAGCACTGGAACGCACAGTCGACGGCACCACGTGGGAGGCCGTCGACCGGCGCATGGTGATCCGCGCGGCCGACGGCACAAGCCCGCCCGCAGGCGCCGTCCCCCTCATCCAGACGTTCCCCGTCCAGGACAATGTCGGCGCGAACGGGGTCCTGACGGTGAACTTCCCGACAGCATTTGCCAAGGCGCCGATCGTCCACCCGACCACCGTCCAGGGCGCATCCGTCAATCCGGTCGTCGACTCCAACGGCGTCACGGCCACGAACGTGCGCCTCGTCTGGCCTGGCATGGCCGCAGGCAGCACCGTCCGAGTCCACGTGACGGCATTCGGGTGGGCCCCGTGACCCCACCCGAACAGCAGGCCGAATCCGTCCCCGTGACCCTCGCTCGCCTCGAGGGCAAGGTCGACGCGGCCCTGGCCGTGCAGACCGCCCGCCTCGAGGAGCACGCCCGCCGCCTCGACGCGACCGACCGCACCGCCGCCGCGCACTCCGTGAGCATCGGCGAGCTGCAGCAGGCCGCCGCTGCCGGCACCCGCGCAGGGACCTCGGGCTGGACCATCGCCTCGGTCGTCGTGTCATCCATCGTCGGGCTCGGATCGCTCCTGGCGGTCCTGCTCACGCTCGTGCGCATCGTCCCGGGCGCACCCTGACCTCACCCCACCCACGGCCCCGCACGCGAACCGCGTCGGGGCCTTCGTCATGCCAGGAGGCAGACCATGTCGTGGCACCGTCCCAACGCCCCCAGCGGGAAGATCACCAGCCCGTTCGGCCCTCGCGGCCCGATCCCGGGCGCGCCAAACGCGTCCCGCGACCACCTCGGTGTCGACCTGCGCGCCGGGACCAGCGGCGTCTCATCCGACATCTACGCCGCCGCGCCCGGCACCGTGCGCCGCATCTACAAGACGCCGCTCGGCGCGTGGGTCCTCGAGCTCGACCACGGTGGCGGCGTGTGGACCCGGTACGCGCACATGCAGCGCGCCGGGATCGCCGTCGCCGCCGGGGCCCGGGTCGCCGGCGGGCAGCGCGTCGCCGCGGCCTCCAACTCCGGCGCCCCGACCGTCCACCTGCACTTCGAGGTCCTCGTCGACGGCCGCCAGGTCGACCCCGTCCCGTACCTGCGGGCACGCGGCATCGACCTCACCACCACGACCGTCTCGCGCCCCGGCGCGAGCATGGGCCAGGTCAGCACTCCCACCATTCCGGGGCGCCCTGCCCCTCTCACCCCCGTCCAGGAGGACGACATGCTGCTCATCCGTGACAACAAGACCGGCGCTGTGATGCTCGTCCTCGGCGGCATCGGCTCGGCCGTCTCTGGCCCCGACTACGCGGCCTACCAGCGCGCCGGCATCCCCGTCGTCGGCGTCAGCGCCGAGGGCTACGACACCGCCACCAAGCGCTACCTCCACCGCTGAGAAGGGATCGACCATGACCACCATTCCTACGCACCCGATCTCCGACCGCGCCGTGTCCTACCTGCGCACCGTCGTCCCGGTCCTGTGGGGCTCGGCCGTCGCCGCGATCCTGCGCGCGACCACCCCGCACCTCCCCGGCGACCTCGGCACCGCCCTCGCCGACTGGCTCAGCTCCGAGACCACGCTCGCACTCGTCACCGCCGCGGCCATCGCCGCCTGGTACGCCCTGTGGCGCTGGGCCGAACCCCGCATCCCCGACTGGCTCACCCGACTCGTCCTCGGCTCCGCACAGACCCCGGTGTACGTTCACGACGCGGAGATCGGCGTCCTCGAGGAGTACGTGCCGCCGACGTCCGGCGCACCGCTGGCCGGGTGAATTCTGGTCGGAACTTGTCCACGGCGTGACGGTCGCTGCTCGGCGGGCATCACGTTCCGGTACGCTCCCCGCGATAGCGAGGGGGCCAACGTGGCACACATTCTGAACGCGTACATGATCACCGTGCGGAAGAAGCAGAGCAAGGAGACGCTTCTCCTCGGTAACTTCGACGGCAACGGCGCGGACCTCCTGGCCGAATTTGAGGCGTTCTTGAGGGCTCCCGAGCACAAGGACTGGCACGACCCGGAGGCCGAAGCGGCCGCACGCGTCGACCAGGTCTACTCCCCGACTCCTGATGCTCCTGGCGTGCTCGCTGCCTGGGTCAAGGCTGGGGAGATGGGCGTCACAAGCGAACTCGTCCGGACCGATGACGATGCACTGGGCGCCGAGGTCGTGTTCCAACGCCAGCCCGAACACGCAGAGCTCATCCCAGTTCTGATGCTCCTACAGCTCCCGGGCACTCACCGGCACGGATTCCTCGTCGCCCACTCCCCCAAGGGGCGAGGCGTCAAGACCAAGTTCTGGACTCGCTTCACCACCTGGTTTGCCCAGCGCCACCCCGACTACAAGGTCGACATGCCTCGCACGATTCCCGAGGGCTTCCAGAAGCGCCTGCTGGAAGAGGAGAGCCTCAAGAAGGTCACCTTGACCCGCTACCGGAAGCCCAGCGACTTCGCCGCCTCGGAGAACCAGTGGCTACGCGCCGGCGATCTCGGCAAGATCGTCACGACGATCCAAGCCGCTGGACGCATGGGGTTCCTCAAGAAGACAGGTCTCAAGTCGGCCCTCAAGGACGACGCCGACCTCAGCCACCTGCTCACCTTCCAGGGGGAGGAGTACGACGAAGTGTCGACGACCTTCCGAGACGGCAACGGCCGCGATCACACGCTGATCATGAAGGGAAAGCATGTCCCACGCGGCGGCTACGATGTCACCTCTCGCGTGAAGGAGGACGAGTACGGGAACCCTACGTATGAGTCGCTCCGAGAGGCGGCCCTCGACTACCTGACTATCCTGGACGGGTAGGACCTCAGCCACGAAAGGCGGAGACCGTGAAGATCGACCCTCGCGACATCGCCGAGAAGATCGACCCTCGCGACATCGTCAAGAAGCACTACCGGACCCTCTACGACAACCGGAACGGCAGACCCAAGGCTGGTGACTACGCACTCTTCCTCGGAGCACCCGCCGTGGTGTGCAGTTTGCCCTTCTGGACCGGGGTCGCCGTGGGGTCGACGTCAGGACTGCTCGCGGCCAGTTCTGTACTGGGCGGGCTCCTCTTCGCGCTCCTGATCCTGGTGCTCGAGATGGCGGCTGGGACCGCCGCAAGTGCCGAACAAGGTGGCGTCACGACCAGGATTCTTCGCCGCGTCAAGGTCCTCTCCGAGCTCTCGGCGAACGTGTCGTACAGCGTCCTCATCTCGATCGTCCTCACCATCATCCTGACGGCAGGCGAGTTCATGCTTCCCGCAGGGATCGCCCCGATCCCTGGCCAGCCGATCATCCAGCCCGTACAACCAGCTTCGTTCACCGCGATCGCCCTGTTCTTCCTGGCACACTTCGTGATCACCCTCGCGATGGTCCTCAAGCGAACGTTCGCTCTGACGCAGCGCGAGCTCGAACTCGCTGCTGTACCCGTCGAGCGACACAACTAGGCTCACACGACGAACGGCCCCGCCTTCCCTCGGGAGGGCGGGGCCGTTCGTCGTGTGAGGTCAAGTTCAGGAGTCGGTGCGGTTCTTCCATGTGTAGCGACGACGACGGCGTGACCACCCTGAGCCTCGTCCGTGCCAGGTCACACGCACCTGTGTGGTCCCCGATGCGGGGCGGATGGTCAGTGTCGCGACTTCGCCATCAGCAAGTAGGCGGCGGGTGAGGTTGTCCTTCACGATGGCACCTTCGACTCTGTCGGCCTTGACATCCCACATGTCACCTCGCGCCCGACACTCGAGGACCCAGTGGCCTGGGCGGAAGTTCCCCGACCGCATGCCCGTACTGGTCGCTACCGCCCACTGAGGAGAGGGCGACCACTTTGCCTCGACCGCCAGCTCTGGTGACCTTCTACGCCCGACGGCCCACGCGACCAAGACTGCAACAATCGCAACGGCGACTCCGCCGGCGGCGATCCAATCACCCAAACCCATGGCGCGATGCTACATGTATGAGCATGCGCCGACGTCATCAGTAGGGCTGCCAAGGGCGCCTACCCGACAAGACCAGCCCTCCGCTCTGGCGTGAGAGCTCCACTGGGGCTCTCACGTCCGACGTCGGTGAGGTAGTCGATGAGGCGGTCGCGGTCGACGCCGCGCAGGACGAGCTCGACGCCCGCCCGCACGACGTCGGACTGCGCCACCCCGGCGGCGGCGGCGATGGCCTTGAGCTCGTCGCTGTCGGCCTCGGAGACCTTGGTTGCTGCGGCTACGCGCCGCTCGCCGGGGCGGGGCATCAGTCGGCCGCCTTGCGGTGGGCCCACCACAGGGCGAGGCTGGTCGCGGCGACCCATGCGACGCCGAGAGCGATCCAGGCCGCGGGGTAGGCATCGGCGAAGAACACCGCGAGCGTGGCGATGGTGATGCCGGAGACCGCGGCGGCGCGGACGCCTGGGTCGTGCAGGTACTTCCTCATCTGTCTCTTCCTTCCTCGTGTCTCCAGGTGGGAGGATGGGTCCCGGGCCGGGGGTACTTGTTCTACCCCCGGCCCGTCCGTCACTTCCTGTGACGACCCTTCGGTGGTTTCTTCGGCCTGCTGTTCCAGGCTTGGTAGATCGTGACGATCAGCGTCAGGATCGAAACCACCAGTGCGGCTATCTCCACCGCATCCCTCCTCTCTGTTGTTGTAGTAGTAACACTATCCTTGTCGGTGGATAGTGTCAACACTAAGGCGAGGCCGAGCGGGTGAAGTCGTTCGAACACATGTTCGATACGCTTGTCTCGTGAGTAGACCGACCGGCAACACGTCCTTCCCGAAGCGGGCCCGCACGCTGAGCCCGAAGCAGTACGGGCGCGACGTGACGACGCCGGAGACGCCGACGCCGGTCCGCGCGTGGATCGTGACGATGGAGGGCGACGAGCTCGAGATCGACGCCGACGCGATCGCCTGGACGAAGCGTGCCGTGCACATCAGCTACATCGACCGGTTCGAACGCCCGGACACCGCGTGGGTCTGGGCCGGCGCCGTCGTCCGGCGCTGACCATGTGGACAACCCGAGCAGCCCGTCCCGCCGTCGAAGGATGTAGAGCATGACCCGCGCGCCCGAGTCCCGCGACTTCTCCATGCTTGTCGTCAACGCTGGCGGGGCCCTCCGCATCACACAGCACTACGACCCGCCGCACCGGGCCCGCGTCACGACCCACACCTACGGGCGCGGCGAGCAGACCTACGAGCTCGACGTCGTCGCCCGCTCGGGGTCATGGCTGTGTGTCCGCCAGAGCGCGCCCGGCTGGCCCGAGTGGCTCGCGTGGGTCCCCGTCGCGCACTGCACCCGGATCTAG